CATGCATCGAGAATGTGGTCATTGATATTTATGATATTAATATAAATATAGTAAGTACGGATAGAAATACTATTTACAGGTATTTTGTCCCTAATCAGGATAAGGTAGAGAAGATGTTTATCCCGGTATCGAACGAATCTGCGATATTGCTTGATAAGCATATCGATAAGTCATCGGATATGTTGTCTATAAAAGTGGACGATACTAAGACTTATTTCTCTACGCCTGATATGGATATGTATGAGACCCATTTTGAGGGTAATTATCCAAATTGGAGGTTCGTGGACGAGCATTTTGTCAAAACAAGTACCTATGTCTTTGATAAGGATCTACTCGTCCAAGCCCTCCAAAACAATCTTAAGGTAAATGAGTTCGATCATTGCAAGTTGATATTTACCGATAAAGGATGCGGTATTATGTCAGAGAACCCGTCTTCCGGTAAATCATGTAAGGAGAGACTTGCTTCTTTGTCTTATCATGGTGAAGATATTATATGTAACGTATTATGTGGAAGATATCTTGGTATTATAAAAAGCGTCTCATGTAATAGGGTGGTTATCGAGCATGATCATAAATCTCATTTCAATAAGATTTATGGGGAGGATAATAAGAACGAGTATTTCTTGTCATCATCAGTTATTGTTTAATATTTAAAAATACATAAAATGGGAGTTAGAGAAAATTCATCAGGTGGTAATAACCATTACTTTAAAGTAAGTGGTAGCGGATTATTATATCAGTCATCAAGAGAACCAAAGGAAGGTTTCGAGGAGCATATAAACGAGAAGACCGGAGCCGTTTCTTATTGGAGGGTATTCTGGAACGGTATCGAAGGTTATTTGTCTGATATCAATGTGCGAGAAGTGGAGTTCAATGGAATAAATGCCAAATACTTATCCATAAAGATAAGTGATGAGGATGGTAATTACTTTATAAACGTTCCTTTGATGACTCAAAAAGGAGGTATCAATAATTACGTTAAGTCACTGGTAAGGTACTTGCCTAATATCGACCTGAAACGTAAGGTGGTGATCAATCCTGCTCATGCTAAGAAAGGGGATCAATATGCTCCCGGTAATTTTTTCATTTCATACGCTAGGGAAACTCCAGATGGGAAGGACGAGCTTATCCAGCAATATTATAAGAATGGGCAGAATGGATGGCCTGACAGGGTTGAGAGTACTGATATAATGGGGAATAAGAAGTTTGATTATACGACCCAAGACGCTTTCGCTTATCAGGTACTTAATAAATATATCCAAAGTATTAAAGCGGATGGCGTGAGACCAGTTCAGTCTCCAAGCCAAAACAACGCTGGTGAGGCTATAACGCAAACGCCCCCACCGTCATACGCTACGCAGGCTCCGCAGCAAGCGCAACCCCCTTTGTTTGGAGGTCAACAACAACCTCCTCAATATCCTCCTTTTGGAGATGACAATGATCTTCCTTTCTGATTTATATGGATAAGGTTTGTTTCAAATGTGGTAAAATAAAATCCATAGATGAGTTTTATAAGCATCCTAAAATGAAAGATGTACATTTTAATAAGTGTAAGGAGTGCGCTAAAAAAGATGTTCATGATAAATATAATGATAATATCAAAAATCCCGATTTTGTAGATAAAGAAAGGGAAAGAGGAAGAGAAAAGTATAAGAGGCTTGGATATGCAAGTAAGCATAGTAAAAATTATAAAACAAAATCTTGTGTATATAAAGGTTTAAGTAGGTCATTAAGATCAAGAGGATTTGATTTAAAATACAAAGAAGCTCATCATTGGGATTATGATTGTTTAAAAAGCGGGTTTATTTTATCAAGAAGAGCACATAAACTTATTCATAAATATCTAAAATTGGATAATGAAAATAGATTTTTCTTTTATGGTGAGAATCTTCTTGATACTAAAGAGAAACATAGAATATTTATGGATAAGATATTTGAGATAAATAATGTTGATTATAAATATGTAGAATTTGATTTATGATAGAAAGTAATTTTAATATATCTACTAAAGTGAACCGTGTCTCGATGCCTACCCAAAATAAGGTAGATACGGTTATGAAGAACTTAGGGCATCGACCTTGTGTAGCGTATTCCGAGGAAAAGGATATGTATTATAAGGATGGAGAATGGGTAGCGTCAGATCTTGACGCTACTATCTTACCTCTTAGGGAGATGTTCGAGAAGACATCTGATTTTAAGTTAGGACTGAAGATCGTTTATTTAATAATCAAATTATAATGGCCAGTATTGAGGATATTAAAAAGCTTCTGGAAAGCAAGTCGTTTACATCAGCCAGAGACCTTGATGAGCTTGAGGAGAAGCCAGATGATAAACAAAACGAGGTTAGATTGAATTGCGACCCTATGGTAGGGATGATGGAGGAAGAGGGGAAGATCTTCCTTAACTCCGTAAGATTCTCGAAAGCATGGAACTCGTTGGGTAAGGATATTCCTATCAAGCAGGGTAATGCCTTCCCATTAGGACAGGGTGATGTCCTTGATATAGACACAGGGGTATGGGCATCGTTCCCGGATAATACCATAGGGGTGTTGATGATGCTGCCGTCGTTTACCGGAGATACGGGACTTACTTTGGTAGGATCACCGTTCGTCTCGTCTAATAACGGGAATATCATGATCAGGGTCACTAATGTCCGTAAGGATATGGCTATAGTCGAGAAAGACAAACATATAGCTGAGTTAATTATAGTAGGCAAGATAAAAGGCGATATTCGTAAAACTTATAACAGTAATTTCTCGCGAATAATACATAATTCATGCAAACCATAAAACATTTGCATCGCATTATGTATAATAGCTAAAAGCTATTCCGATTATTAGCCTAAGCCTTGAGACAGAGGCTACGTTATTTGAGAATATATAGTTACCAAGGAATGTTTACCCAAGTTCCTTGCTCTAAGGTAGGTGATTAAACAGGGATCGTATTTGGGTTCCAGTGTTGCCTATATAAAACCTCAAAATAACATTGGCGATGGGTACTTACAGGAGAAATCCTGACTTATGTTGAATAAACATTGAATTAGTTTGTAAAATGGTGTATGTACAAGACATAGATGGTAAACCGATGATGCCTACGACAAGGCATGGGAAGGTTAGGAGGTTGCTTAAAGCAAATAAAGCAACCGTAGTGAATCTTTGTCCGTTTACTATTCGTCTTACGTACGCTACTTCAGGTTACAAACAAGAAATTGTGTTAGGCGTTGACGCAGGTACAAAACATGTTGGTCTATCAGCAACGACGAAAAGCAAGGAGCTTTACAGCAGTGAAGTTATTCTTAGAAGTGATATTGTAGAACTTTTGTCTACAAGAAGAGAGTTAAGAAGAACGAGACGAAATAGGTTGAGATACAGGAAGCCTCGTTTTGGCAACAGGGTAAAAAGCAAACATCATGGATGGGTAACACCTTCGGTGAGACACAAAGTTGATGCTCATATCCGTGTTATCGACAACATCTGTTCTACCCTGCCGATATCCCGTATCATCGTCGAGATTGCCCAATTTGATACACAAAAGATCAAGAATCCTGACATCTCCGGTAACGAATATCAGGAAGGAGATCAACTTGGTTTTTGGAATGTCAGGGAATATGTCTTGGCAAGGGATGGGCATAAATGTCAACATTGTAAAGGAAAGTCGAAAGACCCGATCCTGAATGTTCATCACATCGAATCTCGAAAAACAGGAGGTGATTCACCATCCAATCTCATTACCTTGTGTGAAACTTGTCATAAGGAATATCACAAAGGGAATATTGATTTGAAGGTGAAACGAGGCAAGTCGCTTCGCGACGCAGCCGTAATGGGAATCATGAAATGGAAGTTGTACGAGGAGTTGAAATCGAGATATCCAAACGTTTCAATGACGTTCGGTGACATCACGAAATACAATCGGATTAAATATGGAATTGAAAAATATCATATTTCTGACGCCTTTGTCATTTCTAAGAATTTCAACGCTTTAAGGTTGGAATATCATTACAAAGTAAGGTTGGTTAGAAGGCATAACCGTCAAATCCATAAACAAAAGGTTTTAAAAGGAGGGGCTAAAAAGCCGAATCAATCTCCTTTTGAAGTTTTTGGTTTTCGTTTGTTTGACAGGGTTATGTTTGAAGGCAATTATTACTTCATATTTGGAAGACGTAAATCGGGTAGTTTCAATATTCGTGATATCAACGGCGGTAATCAGCGGAATGTTACGTACAAAAAGTTGAAATTATCAATAGGTAAACGTTTTATGATACAAAAAGAAATGAATTGATTAATTTAAATGAAGATATGAATATGTTCGGATTGAAGATAGTAAAGAGTAGTTATATAGATACTCTAAAACAGGATCTTGATGAAGCTATTAGCTATTCAAGTAGATTAAAAAGGGATTATGAGGATGCTAGTAAGAAGATAACGGAATTGGAAGAGAAAATAAAGTATCTTGATACGCTTGTCGATTCTCTTGATATGGATATAGATTCCAAGGATTCTCATATAGTTAAGATGGGGAATGAGCTTAGTAAATCAAGAGAGCTATATAATGAGTCGGTAAAAGAGAAAGAAACTCTTAAACGGGCTTATATGGATATCGAGAAGAAACATAAACTATCATCTAAATTACTCGATGAGGCTAGAAGAAGATATAAGGAACTTGAGGACCAGAATAAAATTATGTCAGATCGTATCAAGTATCTGGAGGCAGAGATTTTAGACATCGATGTTCCTGATGAGGTTGTTGTTGATGAGGATAAGATGGATCCTAACTCAGGTCATATTGATATACCTGAAAATAACGCTCCTGAGGTCGCTGATGCCGGTATTGACGTAAATGTCGAGAATAAGGCGGAGGATAAGAAGAAATCTAAGAAACGTAAAAAATCTAAGAAAAGTGAATAAGATCTTGTTTTTCTTGTTAACGTTATTTACCTTAGCGGTTGTCGGATGCAGTACATCTAGAACCTATTATACGGAGTACGATACTACTGATATATCTTATGTGGTGGATTCCATAGTATCTTCCGGGACCGTGATGGGTCAATGGAAGGAGTGGAGGTTTACGCTGGACGACGGCCGGGTCGATAACTTTGGCTTTACCGCCCTGTACGACGCCAAGGGGAAGGCTAGGGGGTCTATACAGGTAAGGCAAAGATCCGATACGTTTAATATCAAGATAATTGATTACCATAAAAAAGATAAGCAATGAAATACGGGCTAGGTTACATACCATCACCAGCGGATGACAGGGACGCTATTATGAATATGCAGCATGAGGCTGTCCCTGATGAGTATAAGGTCAATAACGTTGATAGCGTAGTGGATCAAGGATCTTCTCCTATTTGCGCTGCGGTAAGCTTAGCTGAGATACTTAACTGGAGAAAGAGTATAAGGGCTATTAAAAGACCGGCTAAGATCTCTCCCTACGATATATATGATCTGAGAGAGGATAAGGATCAAGACGGGATGGTTCTTCGTGACGCTATCAAGTCTATCAAGAACGTAGGCGTAGATGGGGAGAAAATAAACAGTTACGCTAGGATCATAGATCCGGTATCGGCTAAGGTAGCTTTGATGCTGAATGGGCCTTTGGTTATAGGTCTGTATTGCTATAATTATGGTAATCGATTCTGGCAAGGCCAAGGGCAGAACTTGGGAGGTCATGCCGTTATCCTCACCGGCTGGGACAAGGCCGGCTTCGTCCTACAGAACAGTTGGGGGACGGGATGGGGTAGGTCTGGTATAGAGACGTTCCCGTTTGAGGATTGGTGTTATACGCTAGAATGTTGGACCGTAGTTTCATGATATTACTATATAAACTTCGAGAAATTCCTTTCCACATCCTCTTGTGAAAGACGATGTGGTGTATTTAGGACCCGTAGCTCAATTGGTAAGAGCAACTGGCTCATAACCAGAAGGTTGTCGGTTCAAGCCCGGCCGGGTCCACGCTATTTTTTTTGGGGAAAAACTAGCATAGAGTTTTGTCATTAGATTTAGAGTTTAGATTTTGTTTGATGTCCTTGTCCGGGAGGATCGGGACATATGGATCCGAGGATCATTGGATGATTACCATAATATTGGAGATGCTGGTTCGATTCCAGCCGGATTCGCTAAAATATTGTTTGGTAATTATATACAATTTATAGATCTTTGAATAAAGGGGAGTTAATTTAACGGATAGAATTTACGATTCCTAATCGTAGCGTGGATAAGGGTTCGATTCCCCCACTCCCCACATGGTGTTTTCTTAAACATATTCCCGTAGGTCGGTAATTAACGATAACCGGTAGACAGCCTACGGGAATCAACAAAATCTTACGTGCTTAAGATCGCTTTCAGTTCTATTTTTCGTGTGTAATCTATAGGAGGGTAGCACGACCCTCCTTTTTATAATAACTATTTGGGATGGACATTAATCAAATAAAAAAGTACCTGCCATTAGGATGGGATGTGGTTGATCTAATAGATCACGGCATAATTGATCTTGATATCATGAATGGTAAGATGATTGGTGAGTATGTGGCTGTGTTGATGATAAAGTCTTATGATAAGATTACTGAATCACATAACTTAACCACTTTCTCGTTCCATGATAAGGATATGGGAGGATTACGGAGATTGGTATCGAACGCTATAATGGCGGTTGGGTTAAGGAATAATCCTATGACAGGAGATGGGAACACGGCAATCAAATAAAGGCACGGAATACACTGAAAGAGGGATATTGGATATCCTTAACAGACAGTTCTTGGTATCTCCTAGATGGATTATAAACAACTTGTATGTCTATAACTGGGAGTCTGATTATCTGGCTATAACTAGATCCATGTACGCCTATGAGGTTGAGGTTAAGATCTCATTAGCTGACTATAACAAGGATTTCGAGAAAGAGGGTAAGCACCAAGTAATGCAAGGATGGTTCGAGGGCCGGAAGCAAGCCCTATACGAGACCGGGGACTGGGTCAGGTACGGTCGCCCAAATTACTTCTACTACTGCGTGCCAGATGGGTTGGTTGATCCTAAGGACATACCTCCGTACGCCGGGCTTGCTTATGTTTGTGGCAGGAATTTGAGAAAGGTCAAGGATGCCCCTATCCTGCACCGTGATAAATTTGACCCAGAAGCTTATAAGATGGCAGATAAATTCTACTATAATTGGTGGAACGAGAGACGTAAGGCCAGACAGATAGAAGGGAAGGATATGAAAGATGAGTTCAGGAAGAGCATGAAAAAGGTGAAGGAGAAGATAACCGTCGATGCCAAGATCAGGGCGATGGAGGCGTTCTGGAGCGTCTGCGATTATGCCTACTGGCCGTATGGGGGAAGAGGGGTGCCCGGAATGAGACCCAACTGTTCCGCTTGTGGCGAGGAATGTAAATTACAATGTCCGAAAGGAAAGGAATTTAAAAACAAGATAAGATGAGCAAGATCAAAAATGTATTGGCAAAAGCCATTTCGTTGGCCTCAGAACAGCCTATGAGCTATAACGAGGCAATTGAGTTACTTAATGATATAGATACATGTAAGGTCAAAATATGGCTGGAAGAAGGAGCGATATTGCCTAAGTACGCACATAAGGAGGACGCTTGCATGGATCTGTTCGTTAAAAACATAGAACTTGACGGGGGTAGGATTATATACCATACTGGTGTGCATGTAGCTTTACCTGAGGATTATGAGATGGAAATCCGTCCACGTAGTAGTATCACAAAAACCAAGGCAATTATCCAAAACTCTCCGGGTACTGTGGATGAGGGATACAGAGGGGAGATTATGGTAGTATGTAGACGTATAGATCGTTATGGAGATCCTTCTTATTCTAAAGGAGATAGAGTAGCTCAATTGCTTATCCGTAGACGGGAACGGATCGTATGGGATGAGGTGGAATCATTAGAAGATCTTGGAACGGCTGATAGAGGAAGTAATGGATTTGGTAGTACGGGTAAATAATTGATGATATGGAAGATAGGAATACGTCAACTACGACTAATGAAAGTTTGAGAGAAGCAGGTAAACAATCAAATCCTGTTATGTATGGATGGAAATGTCCGGTATGTGGAAGGGTATATTCACCTTTCACGTCTATGTGCGCTTATTGCGGCAATAATAACATGAATCATATTACATGCAAGGTTACTGGATAATCGATATGAGCGGAAGAGTTAAGATAAAGTCCAAAGATAAGGATAAGAAACCTAAGATCGATGTATTTAAGGTAATAGAGAGCCGGTTTAAGAACATGAACGAGCTTCGGGATCTGATCGATACGGATCCAAGGAAAGGGCTGGTCAGGATCCGGGACGGGGCCGGCTTTAGGGAGGTGGAGCGGGGCGGGTGCCTGCACCGGAACTACCTTAACCTGTTGGAGGAAGAGCTGGGCGCTAAATTATCCATAGATCTTATAGAAAGGTATATCAAAAGATAATAATATATTAAATCGTAAAATTATGAATAGATATGTAAAGAAACCAATTGCGATAGAAGCCGTAAAATGGAAAGGCTTTAATAATGATGAGATCAAGGATTTCGCTGGTGATAGCGTTAAAATAGAAGTTATTAGGGAAGGTGACGCTGATAATGGGATACCTCCTTCTGTTGATTGTAGTATAGAAACCCTTGAAGGTGTTATGAAAGCCAATGTAGGTGATTACATCATCAAGGGAGTAAACGGGGAGTTTTATCCTTGCAAGCAGGACATTTTTGAGAAAACATATTTACATGAAGATGATATGGGTAACGTATCCGACGGATATCATACATTTAACGAACTATATAAATATCGAATGCTTTACAATGCCGCTTTCTTCAACGAGCTGGCTAAAGGGGATGTAAAGGTCTGTAAGTCACATAAGCATTATGATGGGGAGGAATGCTTCGGTGGAGGATGGTTTATTGTAATGGCCGAACTACCTACAGGTCAGATCTCCAATCATTATGAGAACCGGTATTGGGGGTTATTCAATATCCCTGAACTTGATACGGCATGGGAATGGGATGGACATACGCCTAATGAGGCCGCTGATAGAATAGAATCGTATTTGAAGTCAAATTGATATTAATATCTGCCCTAGGAATTACTTAGGGCAGGTTCGTTTTATATACCGAAGTGCCTACCACGATCTGGCTGTCTATATCCTCAATCAACTCAATGATCTCATCCCTTATATCGTAAGAAAGCAAGATCGGGATTATGGTTAGCATAAAAGATAGTATTATTCCTGATCCTATTATGATAGTAATATCATCACACTCTATATCTAACATCGGCATGACAAACATCAACCCTGACGTGAATATCATTACAAACAACGTGGATATCTCATTTATCATATCCCTCTCCATTACGTCTTTAATCATATCTCCTCGACTTTAGTATGGTTTATTATCCTACTGATATGACGGATACTTAATCCAGTACTGTCCTTTATCCTGCCATACACGTAGTTCCTAGATACGACAGTGGCCAAATCACCTAGCTCATTAAGTATCTCGTCATACATCTTATGTGTCTCGTTGTTGCGGATAACCGTACTATCCCTTACATTTATCTTCTCGATATCTTCATCGCAGAAGAAGATCTTGATTTTATGTAGTATGTCTCTAAACATGATTGTAGTTTTGTTCCAAAGATATGAATTTTTGATATCCGGTCAAAGATAAGACAGGGAGAAGCCAAAAAGAACGGGAGGCGGTGGTAGGACGGGGGAGGCCCGGAAGGACGAGGTCTCCCTCCTTCCCTTGGGATTACACTATCCTTACCGTTACTCGATAGTTACCACGAGAACTTTTCCCATAGGCATAAGATTCACATCCCGAACAAAGATCAGTTACTATACAATTATCGTTTAATATATAATCACCATCGTTAAAACCAAGTTGATATGGCTTCCTATCAATATATATATCTACAACGCCAAGACACATAT